GAAGTTTTATATTCGGGAGCTAAAGTATTAGGTCTTGCTAATAATTTACTTCAATGGGAATTAAGTGAAAATATGACAAGACCTTATAGTGATACTACAAAGGTAAACATGAATTATGTTATCAGTTCACCCAGAATGTATCAAGGTAGAATTGAATCTTTAGTTAGTAAAAGTATAGGTTTTGCAGATATGATTCAATTGACTCATTTAAAATTACAACAAGTGTTATCAAGAATGGTACCAGATGGTGTATATTTGGATGTAGATGGACTTGCAGAAGTAGATTTAGGAAATGGTACTAATTATAATCCCTCTGAAGCACTTAATATGTATTTTCAAACTGGTAGTATAGTTGGAAGATCTTTAACCCAAGATGGTGAATTGAACAGAGGTAAAGTGCCTGTTCAAGAATTACAGACATCAAATGGAATGTCTAAAATTCAAGCTATGATTCAAACTTATCAGTATTATTTACAAATGATAAGAGATGTCACCGGACTTAACGAAGCAAGAGATGGTAGTATGCCAGCTAAAGATTCCTTAGTAGGATTACAAAAATTAGCTGCTGCTAATTCTAATACTGCAACAAGACACGTTCTTCAATCGCTTATGTATTTAACAGTAAGGGTGTGTGAAAATATTAGTTTGCGAGTTTCTGATATGCTTCAATTTCCTCTTACTCAACAAAGTCTAATGACGAGTATCAACACTTTTAACACTCATACTTTAAATGAAATACAAAAGTTAAGTTTACATGATTTTGGAATATTTTTAGAATTAGAACCCGAAGAGGAAGATAAAACAAATTTAGAACAAAATATACAAATAGCATTACAAGCTGGTAATATTGGATTGGAAGATGCTATAGATTTAAGAGAAATACGAAATATTAAATTAGCTAATCAAAGTTTAAAATCTCGTCAAAAGAAAAAACAAGAATTAGAAAGAGCACAGCAATTAGAAAATATAGAAGCTCAAGCTGCTGCTAATGCTGAAGCAGCTGAAAAAGCAGCAGTAGCAGAAGTCCAAAAACAACAAGCTTTAGCCGAAACTGAAATACAAATAGAACAAGCTAAATCTCAATTTGAAATTACTAAATTAGAAAGAGAAGCTGAAATAAAAAAACAGCTTATGGCTGAAGAATTTAATTATGATATGGAGTTAGCCCGACTTCAAGGTCAAGTACAACAACAAAAAGAAGGAGCAATAGAAGATCGTAAAGATCAAAGAATTAAATTACAAGGTACCCAACAAAGTGAAATGATAAATCAAAGACAAAATGATTTATTACCAAAAGATTTTGAATCTGCAGGTAATGATAATTTAGATGGATTTGGATTAGAGCAATTTGGACCATCTTAAAATCAATTAATTTTATATTATTATATTATGTCAAAAAAAGAAACACAAATAAAAGAAAAAGTATTAGAAAAAGTAGAAGAAGCTAAAGCGGTTACAACAGCAGAAGCATCTGAACCTACTAAAGAAGAAGGAAGTTTTAAAATAAAAAAAGTAACTAAACCAAAACAACTAGGTGAAGATAAAATACCTGAAATGATAAAGGTAGATTTAAGTAAACCTAAAAAAGAAGAAAAAGATGCCATTTCAATCGGAGAAACAAAGAAAGTGGATGTGGGCGAACAAACCGGAACTAGCGAGATCATGGACGCTAAAGGAGGAAATACCAACGAAAAGCCCATTACCCCTATTGAAGATAAAAAAGAAGAAGAAATAAAAGAAGAAAAATCTGATTCACCAATACAAGAGATTACAGACGAAGAAGATAATTCTAATGAAACAAGAGTGGACGTAAGCACTAAAACTACCACTACTTTACCGGAACAGGAAAAAATATTACAGGAAGATAAAACACAAGAACTTCCTGAAAATGTAGAAAAATTAGTAAAATTCATGAAAGAAACAGGTGGAACTGTTGAAGACTACGCTAGATTAAATGCTGATTATAGCAATGTTGACAACGGTCTGTTATTACAAGAATATTACAAAAAAGCTAAACCTCATTTAAATGCTGAAGAAGTAAATTTTATTATTGAAGATACTTTTCAATATGATGAAGAGGTTGATGATGAGCGAGATATAAAAAAGAAAAAACTCGCTTATAAAGAAGAGATAGCGAAAGCCAAAAGTTTTTTGGAAGATCTTAAAAAAGAGTATTATGCTGAAATCAAGTTGAGACCCGGTGTTACTCAAGAACAACAAAAAGCTATGGATTTTTTCAATCGCTATAACGAAGACAAGCAAGCAAGTGAAGCTAAACATGAAAGATTTGTAACTGAAACAAAAAGCCTTCTCAACAACGAATTCAAAGGTTTTGATTTTAAATTAGGAGATAAAAAATTCAGATACGGAATAAAAGATCCTTCAACTGTTGCCGATAACCAAAGTGATATATCGAACTTTATTAAGACGTTCTTAAATGACAAAGGAGAGATACAAGATGCCAGAGGTTATCATAAAGCTTTATACGCCGCACAAAATGCTGATACTATAGCTAATCATTTTTATGAGCAAGGTAAAACTGATGCAATTAAAGAAACAATGGCTAAATCAAAAAATATAAATTTAGAGCCACGTAAAACGGCATCTGGAGAAATATTTGTTGGTGGTTTAAAAGTAAAAGCAATTAGTGGGCTTGATTCTTCAAAATTGAAAATAAAAAAGAAAACGTTTAATTAAAAATTAATAAATAAATTATGGGAATTTTAACTCCACAATTTGGCTCAATAGTTCCTGCTCCTAATCAGCAGCTATTAGCCAGTAATTACCTATCTTTTACAGATGGGACAGGTGATTTTGCTCAGCAATATCTACCAGAAATATATGAACAAGAAGTAGAGAGATATGGAAATAGAACTCTATCTGGTTTCTTACGTATGGTAGGTGCTGAAATGCCTCTTACTTCAGATCAAGTTGTTTGGTCAGAACAAAATAGATTACATATAGCATATGATAACTGTGTTAATGATCAAGCTAATCCATCCACTATTACTGTTCCTGCTGCAACAGCTCCTGGTGTTACAAGAAATGTAGTATCTCCAGGTCAAACTATTGTAGTTTTAGACGATAGTGGCAATGAAGCAAAATGTGTTGTAACAGCTTCTAATACCGCTACTGGTGTTATAACTGTTGCTCCTTATTTAAGTACAGATTTAAGCGGTTTAGGTACTTCAGTAAAAATATTTGTTTATGGTTCAGAATTTGTTAAAGGCGCATCCACATCTAATGCAGGTGCTGGAGCTTTAGCTTTAAATAATACTGTGCAACCACAAATTACTATTACTCCAGCTTTTCAACAATATAATAACTCACCAGTTATTATCAGAAATGTTTATACAATAAACGGATCAGATATGGCTCAAATAGGTTGGGTTGAAGTTGCTACAGAAGATGGAACTACTGGTTATCTATGGTACTTAAAAGCGGAATCTGAAACTAGATTACGATTTGAAGATTACCTAGAAATGGTATGTGTTGAAGGTGAGATCGCTGTTGCGGCTGCTGGAAATAACGCTGCTGCTTCAGGATTTAAAGGTACTGAAGGTCTTTTCGCCGCTATCTCATCAAGAGGTAACGTAGAAGTTGGATTTGCTGGCGCAGCTGGTATAGATGACTTTGATGAAATACTTAAAAACTTAGATACTCAAGGTGCTATTGAAGAAAATATGCTGTTCTTACAAAGATCAACTGCATTAGAATTTGATAACATGCTTGCTAATGTATCTTATGGTGCTAACGGTGGTACAGCTTATGGATTATTTGAAAACTCAGAAGAAATGGCTTTAAATCTTGGATTTAGTGGTTTCAGAAGAGGTTCTTATGACTTCTATAAAACTGACTGGAAATACTTAAATGATGCTTCTACAAGAGGAGCAATTGCAGGTACTCAATCAATCGAAGGTGTTTTAATACCAGCAGGTACTTCAACAGTTTACGATCAAATTTTAGGTACTAATATAAGAAGACCATTCTTACACGTACGTTATAGAGCTTCTCAAACAGAAGACAGACGTATGAAGTCTTGGTTAACTGGATCAGCTGGAGGTGCTTACACTTCTAATCTTGATGCAATGGAAGTAAACTTCCTTTCAGAAAGATGTCTTGTAACTCAAGCTGCTAATAACTTTGTATTATTCAAAGGTATTTAATACTTTGTAAAGATGGGGCATCTATTATTAGATGTCCCTACCTTTACTTTTAATTATTTAATTATATTATATCATGGCAAAAAAAATAAAAAAAGAAGAAGTGGTTATAGATACACCTACAACGGTTATGGAACCACCTAAAAAAGAAAAAATAACTCCTAAAGATAGTTGGGAGGTAAAAGATAGAACTTATGTTTTAACAGGTGATAAAACCCCTTTAACATATAAAATTCCATCTAGGCACACCACAAGACATGCTTTATTGTGGTATGATCCAAAAACTAGAGAGCAACGAGAAATTAGATATGCAACTAATCAAAATTCTCCGTTTAAAGATGAACAAAAAGGAGAATCTACTTTAGGACATATTGTTTTTAGAGACGGTGCTTTATTAGTAAAAAAAGAAAAAGAAGCATTACAAAAAATATTATCTTTATATCATCCATTAAAAGGACAACGATATAGAGAAGTAGATGAAGTCGTACAAGCTCAAGATGACTTAATGGATTTAGAATTAGAAATAGACGCACTTAATATGGCTAGAACGGTTGATATTGATCAAGCTGAAGCTATTCTAAGAGTAGAAGTTGGTTCTAAAGTTGGAGATATGAGTTCGAAGGAAATTAAAAGAGATTTGTTAGTGTTTGCTA